AACATTCCTTTTAAGGCTTCCAATCCACAACAAGCATTTGCAGACCCAAGAACTGCAACTGAATTAAAAACCTCACCAAAAACACCAAATACGAAAACATATAAAACTGATGGAACTGGAATTGTAATTACAGAAAGTCCTCAAGCAAATTCATATCCCAAAATTTTGGATGAACCATCAACTTCTCGTATTGCAAGAAATGATGCAGCATCAATAACCAAAACATTTATACAAGAACGTAAAGATAATCGTGTAAAGAGTATTCCAACTTCAAACTCTAATAGCACTTGGGATGAACCAGAAACAAAATATGGCACAGTTTATCCATACAACAATGTAAAAGAAACTGAATCTGGCCACATATTAGAGTTTGATGATACACCAGAAAAAGAAAGAATTCATTTAGCACACCGAAATGGTTCTTTTCAAGAATGGTTTCCCGATGGAGACAAAGTTGAAAAAATTACTAAAGATAATTACGAAATCATAATGGGTGATGATAGTGTTTACATTATGGGTAGTTGCAATGTTACAGTTCAAGGCAGCGCACAGGTTTATGTGAAAAAAGATGCACTTCTAAAAATTGATGGAAATGTTCAGGTTGCAGTTGGTGGTAATTACACCGAAACTGTTAGTGGAACATACACAGTTACTTCGGGTGGAACATATACTATTAACTCTGGTGGTAATTATAAAGTAACTGCACCAAGGATTGATTTGAATTAATGGCTCACGAATTTATTTTGTTGGTAAAAGGTGAGTTAAAAACTTATACTAACTATGAAGATATACCTGATGAATTTGATAATGTAATTAAATTTATACCTGAGATTCCAGATGGTCCACATTCACATAATGAACATGATGAAATTGAAAAATGGAACGAAAAACTACAACTATTAATGGAGAAAGAACGTGCCAGCAGCAACAAGAATAGGTGATGCAGATGTAGCCCATTGTTCTGGTATGACTAGAGCCGCCGGTTCTGGAGATGTTTTTGTTAATGGAATTCCCTGGTCAAGACAAGGCGATAGTAACACAACACATTTATTGCCAGGTTCTCCTTGTCCCGCCCATGCGGCACCCATCGCATCTGGTTCTTCTACTGTAAAAGTCAACGGAAAAGGTGCGGGAAGAGTTGGTGATGCATTGTCAGGATGCACATCAGTTGCAGCAGGTTCATCAAATGTTTTTGCTGGCGGATGAGATAAATAGAACATGGCCACAACTAACATAGACTCAGTACGAAATTTTAGAGACTTGGACTTGAATTTTGCGATTCATCCAATCACTAAAGATGTGAATATTTACAAAGCAGAATATGCTGTAATAAATTCTGTCAAAAATTTGATTTTGACTAATCACTTTGAAAAGCCGTTTCAACCAGAAGTTGGTAGTAATATTCGAAGACTTTTATTTGAAAATGTTGATTCCATAATGGCAGCACAAATAGAGAGAGAAATTGAAGAAACAATTACTAATTTTGAACCAAGGGTTCAAATTTCTTCAGTTGTTGCTGTTCATGCACCAGATGAAAATGGATACAAAATTCGATTAGAATTTTTTGTGATAAACAATCCAGACCCAATTACGATTAATTTTTTCCTAGAACGGATTAGATAACATGGCAGACCGTTTAAGAGTTACGGAACTTGATTTTGATACCATAAAATCAAATCTACAAACATTCCTAAATCAACAATCTCAATTCACAGACTATGACTTTGAAGGGTCAGGCCTGAATGTATTGCTTGATATTTTGGCATATAACACACATTATAATGCCTACTATCTCAACATGGTTGCAAATGAATCCTTCTTAGATACCGCATTGCTTCGTGAATCTGTTGTATCTCATGCTAAGGCTTTGGGATATGTTCCACATTCAACACGAGCTCCAATTGCAACAATTAATTTTTTAGTATCTGCAACATCAAACACAGATGCAACATTAACTATTCCTGCAGGATATTCTTTTTTGTCTAATCAAATTGATAGCAAGGTTTATAACTTTGTTGTATTGAATGATACAATAGTAACAAAAGCTAATAGTTCATACTTTTTTGAGTCTCTTGATATCTCTGAAGGTCAATTAATAACTTACAGTTTCAACCACAATCAAGCTGCAAATCCAAAACAAGTATTTACATTACCAGATAACGACATTGATACCACAACTATTAAAGTTGGTGTTTCTCCATCTCCAACAACAACTGATATTGCGGTTTACAATTTAGTCACAGATATTTTAGATGTTACCTCTTCTTCAGAAGTTTATTATTTACAAGAAGGAAAAGGTGGCCAATATCAAATTTATTTTGGAAATAATACAATAGGAAAAAGCATTCCTGATGGCGGTGTTGTCTCTGTGACATATTTGGTAACAAATGGAACATCTGCTAATAAGGCAAATAACTTTGTTGTTTTTGGTGAGGTTTTTAATTCAGTTGCAGTTCTTGGGTCTGCAAATGCTTGTTGTGGATTGGAAGCCTTCAAAGGAATGTTAGGTAAAATACCCATCATCACACGTTCTTGTGCGCTTTCTCCGTCAATGAAGAATCCAATAACCATATCACCTTCTTTTGGTGCATAAACATCTGTACCATTTACTGGTAACAAAGGTTTTGCCCAAGGCAAGTCTTTTGTTGGAAGGTGCATTTTATTATCTGCATCCCAACCAACACAACGCACTTGACATTGACCCAACTTTAATGGATCATTTCTGTTTTCAACAATTCCAGTCCACCAAATGAAACCGTTTTTACCAGCAAAGTCTTTATCTTTTTCCATATTAATAATTTAAAATTTCTTTTACTTGTGAAACCAATGCTTGCGGAACAAAAGGAATTGAACTTGATGTTGTAGCAACTTCAATAATTGTTTCGTGTTTATCATATCCAATAATGTGTCTTGTTGCAATAATTAAATATTTACCACTCAAAGATTGGTCTTCATTACTGTCACCGCCACCTTTTTCTTTTTTACCAAAATTAGGCGCTTCAACATTAACATTAAATCCTGAAGTCAAAGTAAAATTACCAGGCATGGTTAATTTCACTCTCTTAGACATTAGATTGGATAATATAGCTTTTCTTTGAAAAAGATATGCTTCTGTGTTATCTTGTTTTGATAATGTTGTTGGTACTTTTTCTTTAATATAAGAACTAAATTGTTTCGCAGCACTAAAAAAACTTACTGTTTGTTTAGAGTCAAACATCTCAGTACTATCTTTACCATCTCTATTAGGTACAGCAGAAATGTTTGGTGATTCATTAGCATGTTTCATTGAAGAAAAAACATCACCAAAACTAATATTCTTTTTAGCTACTGTTCCTGTTGTTGGGTCAAAACCAACAAATTTACCTGCATTAACACCAGACCTTGCTTTTTCCATTCCATCAGTTTGTGCAACAACCTCTAAAGACCTTGCGCCGCTCATTTCAGATATTGGATTATTACCTGTTAAATTTTTTGATTCAAATTTAATATCAAGTATATCTGGTTTGGTCAATAAATTAGACAATGATACAAAATTATAACCCAATAAATTTTGATAGAACATAAAGTTTGGCGCCTGTTTAGAATCCACGGCACGTTTTGCACACCAATCAATTGCATCAAAAGGTCTTAAATTTGGTATAGTTATATTTCTGATACCATAAGAAACATCAAAAACACCACCAGTATTATTTTTAGATATTTTTAAATAATCTAAAAGAATTTTTTCAACTATTTGTGTATATGTTAAATCATATGATTGATTAATTTTTTGTTGGTCAGAATACATTAATTCATCGGATACAAATTCCAAAACAAATGTTTCCACAGTTTGGCTATCATTTGACCTGTCCGATTGTTTGTATATACGAAATGCTTTTTTGAATCTTGCAATATCTGAATTTTTGTCTTTAGCTATATCAATTAATAATGATTCAGACCCATCAAAAATTAATTTTGTAGATAGTCCATTTGCATCTTTGATAAGAATGTTTCCAGTCATTACAGGACTCAACAAAGAATCAAAAATATTCAGTTCTTCATAAATGGCAGATATGTCAATGTTGCCACCTTTAGTAACAAGAACCAATTCATTGATATGAAATTGCGTTGATTTTTTAATTGCAAACGTCATTGTTTAATTATCTTTTTAAATTCTTTTTCAATCTGAGGCACAAATTCAGGCTTCAACAAAACAATTTCTCTCTTTGCTTCATTTTCTTCCTGTTCATACTCATAATATGTTTTCTTTTCTTTAGTGACTGCTTGTGTAATTATGTTTCCACTCTGTAATGTAATTGAAGATGATGTTGCGGCCACATTTGCATATGTATTTGCATCAACTTGCAACTTTTCTTCAATGATTGTTCCGTCAGCTGATGTTCTTTTTATAACTTTGTAATATGAATGTACATTGTTTATATTCATTGCCCATGCAAGACCAGTTTGTACTGTTGTATTTGCGGCACCATTTGCAGTATATTTTGAATCAACATACTTAATAAAATTTTCATATCGTAGAGGCCATTCATATTGAGCATCAACAATATCATTGAACATTAAAACAATCCAATGCCTCTCAGAGTTTTCATAATACTTATGAGCAATGATTTCCGGTGTGTCAGAATCTTGTATTGAATATTTGTAAAATGCAGCAGAATTTTCTTTAAGAGTTTTTTCAAACCCAAATCTTGCAATAATATTTGTTACAGTATCTAAACCACCAACTTTTGTGTTGGCAGTATAGATTGTTTTTGGAAAGTAATTAAAGAATTTAGCCATTATTTTTTACCTTAGCTAAAGTTTTAACACCAGTATCATCTCTAAAATCTGCTTTGGTTAAGAAAGTTGTTTCTTTGAATTGTAATT